TGCCGCCCACCGTAAAAAAATAACTAATCCGCGGGTCCATCGGCCAGTACTTCACCACTTCGATGTGGCTCCATTGCTTATAGGTGACCGCATCACCCGGCAGAATGGGAGAACCCGTTGGTACCTTTTTCGTAGCGGCAATGCCGTTCCAGGTCAGTACCGCCGCCAAACTCCCCTTTACCTGCGGCAACAAAATACCGCAACTTTGGTAGACCCAGCAGACAAAGGCGGCACACCAGGCTTTGTTGTTCCATGCCAGCTTTTCGGGGGTTTTGTAACCCGCCGCCTTAAAGTAGGTGTTGATCTGCGGGTGATCATTACGGTTGTGCGGCTCTTTGACAAAGACCTGACTCTCGGCCGTCATCAACACACACTCCCGAAGTTTTGTAAGGCTGTCTACGCGTAAGCGGTCAGATAATAATTGGCAAACAGCCACATCACTAAAAAGAAAGAACCCAATAAAAAGAATAAGACCGCCCATGCCGGAGCCTCGGCCAACAGCGTCGATAAGTTGCGCTCGGATTTGATTCGATTGTGCCATAACAAAAAGAGATCGTTAAAAAATAACCAGATAAAAAAAACGGCAACCAACATGGTCAGAAAGGTCATATCGAACGCCACCAAGGCCCTCAGCGGCGCGTTTTTCATCATGGATTGTCCCACGGGGTTGTAAGGATCAGCCACGGCCGCCGCGCCCAGCCAGCCGGTCAGCCCGCAGCAAACCAAAAACAGGGCCATCAATACCCAAATGGCTTTGGTGGTGGAGATACCGTAGGGCTTCGACGCTATCGGCACTTCTGCCGCGTCGGCGGACGGCGAGGCTTCCGCTTTTTCATTCAATCCCCATTCGGCTTCGATCTCTTCGATGTCGGCCCGGTACTTGGCCTGCTTTTCGGCCAGTTTTAGGGCATCGTCGAGCGAGAGTTTGCCCGCCATCGTCGAGGCCGTCTCCAGTTTTCGCAGTTCCTTCAGCAGGTTGTCCCGTGTTTCCAGGTCCTGACTTTTTTGGATCTGCCGTTGCCGCTCTTTGTGATCGGCTTCATTTTTTCGTTGATCGGCGGCTTTCTGTTGCAGCTCGGCGATCTGTTTTTCAATATCCTCGGCGCTTTGATTCATAGCTACTTTGCCATTCAGGGCTGTCATAAGATTATAGAATTATTGATTTGTGATCCGTAAAATCCTCCAAATCATCGTCAGTCACCTGACTTTGTCGGAGGGTGTAGTAACTTGCCCAATAGCTATCGGTTGCGTTGGCATCCAGATACTCCAGCACCTGCGTCAGGGCCGAACGGGTATCTTTTCTCAGGGCAATTAACAGACGGTTTCGATAGGGCTTTTCGGCAATTTCCTCTTCCTGCGTTCCGTCTTTTTTGCGTATCTCACGGATGCCCTTTTCGTCGATGGCCAAGGGAAGGTAGGGCATGGCCAGTTCAACGGCCTGCAAAGCCAAGGCTTTTTTGATGCGCTTCAGCAGGGCTTTTTCTTGGGTGTCAAGCGCGGAATCGGCATCCTGAAGTTTGGTTTTCAGCCCGTCAAACACCGCGTCGGTGATCTCTTTGCGCAGGTAATTTTCTTCGGCATCCTCCAAGTAGGGAAGCAGCTTTTGAAACAATCGGGAGTTACGTCCCAGCCACGACACATACTGCTTGAGCTCGGCGGCCGAAGAAATAAAATAGAGATTGCGTTGTTTATACGCATCTGACTCTTTCCACTGCTCGGGCCTCAGCTCTTCCAACTGCTGCCAAAACAGTTCGGCAAACAGCTCGGCCATTTGCAGGTTGGCTTCGCGGCTGTCGACATACTCCCATTTGGTGACGGCGATGGTGTTGGCCGGGGTGGTTTTCATCATGCCCATGTCTCCGATGCGCAGCTTCAGGTGCGGAAAGGCCAAGTCATAGGCTGTCCACGCCACATAGGCCTGCGCCAATTCGAGCAGATCGGCCTCATCCGATCCGTTGGCAAAGCTTCCTGTGTTCAGATAGGCGTATAATTCTGCGCCGACCTCCGATTTGAACTGCCGTTCGGCCAACTTCACAAACGGCAACACCGTATCGAAATTGAGCTTGCTTTGAATGCCTCCGAGTTGGGCTTTTAAGAGTTGTAAGTTGACAAGCATCTTTATTTTCAATTTTCAATTTTCGATTGTCAATTGTCAATTGGCAATTGGCAATTGGCAATTGGCAATCGAAAATTGGCCATGATTTAACTGTGATTGATGACGGCTTGGCTGCCGGTCGGATTGGCGTCGAGCGTGGTGATCTGAACGTCCTGAAACTTGGGGATGACATCGGTATAGCCCAAGCTCCGCAGGGCCAAACGAATATCCTCCAGCACAAAGTGGCGATGAATGGGCGTCCGAAAATGTTGTTGAAACTCAGCCATCACCCGAATCTGTGAGCCTGAGTCATTGCCCTTGCCGGGATTGACCCCCGCCAACGTGGGGAGCAAGCCGATACTGTTGGCGATACTGCGGTTGGCAATTTCCCAGATCTTCTCGTAAGCCTCATCACTCATTTCATTTTTCAGCGGCTGCACGTCGACGTTGTCGAGCATCTTGCCGTCGGAGCCCCGCAGGTATTTGACGATCAGCGATTTGTTGACGTTCTTTTGCCCGCTCAACCACTTGGAAAAATTCTCCTCAAAGCTTTTCCATTTCACCTGCTGCTCGTTTTCGGAGAGACTCTTGCCGTTGCCTTCCTTGAAATGGTCCTTCGGCATTCGGATCAGGTACTTGATATTATAGCCGTTGAGAATCCCGTTTTTGTGGAATTCAATGATCAGGTTGGCCAGCTCGACGGCATCCTGCCCGCACCACCACGAAGGAAACGAATAGAACGGCTGGCCCGGAATGCCCTCCCGCGTGTGGCGGATCGTAACGGTGTTTAACCGGTTGGCGACAAAATCACGATCGGCAAAGGCCGGGATTTTTTCACAATCTTCAAGATACCGCAGGGTTTGTCCGAAATAGGGATTATAATGAAACTCGGATACCGGCTTTTGGGCGGCGGGAACACCGATACGGGTCGAAAACGAATCCGACGTCTCCAACCGAAACCACTTCGATTGGGGGTCCCATACCCAACGGGTAAAGATATTGGCGTTGTCTACGCGTTGGTTGATCCGCTCAATGATCAGACTCGGCAGACGGATGTCTTCGCACCATTCTTCGAGTTTGGTATCGGTAAAAGGAACCAGCTCCAGCTTGTTGTCGGTCGTGATTTTTTTCTTAAAAAAGCCCACGCCCGAACCGTAGATCATATCCCGCGCTGACTGGAGCAGCGGAAACACAATGCTGTTGCGCTCAATGAGCCTGCGCATGGTATTGGGCAGGCTGTCGGCGGGTCCCCACTGCACGTGGTCGGCCATCGACGCATTCCAATAGGTATTGCCGTTGCCGAAAGAAGCATCGCGTTGGCCCGTGAGCTGAATAGCCACCCCGCCGCCGGTTTTCAGATCAGCAATGTAAAGGTTGTCAGATACTTGTTGAAAACTCATTGTTTGTATGGTCTATGATAAGGCCGTCTACTTCGATCAGCAGGTCGATCAGGACGTTGAAGGTTTCCTTCGTATCGTGATCGTAAAACAAAAACACGTGATTCAGCTTCACATGGCCCCGGTATTTTCCATCACCGGGCAAGTGTCGAAAGCTCTTGGCCACGCGCATTTTGCGGCCGATGCTGCCGTCGAGCTTCCGGTATTTGATCCGGTGGATCGTTGGTTTCCCTTCGGCGTCGTCCTGTCGGAGCAAAGCCATGGCATTTTTACGCTTGATGATTTGCTTCTGCGCCATTTTGATAACTTTAACCAAAGTTGGTGCCGAAGCAGGTTTCATAAAAGGACAGCCGGTTACGGGTCTTTGATTCTCCCCCTTAGCCATAAGGCTGAGCCCACAAAGGAGGCTCCCCGCCAAATCCATCGTTCCCAATTGGCGTTGGATTTCTTCTTGTGCAGCTCATCGTAGAGTTGATTACAGTCAAAAAGCCGGGCCGCCATTTCGTTGGCGTCAGCTCGGAGTTTGAAGTTTTCGGCCTCCAGAGCTACGATCCGGCTTTGCAGGGCCGACACCGAGTTTTTGGAGATGGAGAGCTGCAAACGAGTATCGCTCAGGCGAGTCAGCGAGTCCAGCAGCGCCCGGCTGTTGCGCACATACTCCGCCACGGCACTGAGGCTATCGGCGGCGAAGGGCTTGGTTGATTGCCCGCACAGCCTCAAGCTCAGACAAATGAGCGATACTGTCAGAGCGCAGGCGCTGACGGAGCAGAAGAATCTGTTCATCTTTTTGGAGGATTTGTTGATCTTTGGTAGCAATGGCCCCGGCGTAGTGAATGGAGTCCAGGACGGCCTGATGTTGGCGGTTTTGTCGGAGCAGGACTTCACGTTCATCCTGACAGGCCTGCAAATCGCTTTTTCCTGAAAAATGGCTGATCAGATAACCGATGGCCAGCGAGATGATGACGGCCACGATTTCCCACAGCACTCGACTCCGAAACTCTCGGGCACCGTCAGAGTTAGCGGTGGCAGCTGCTTTTCGGACCGCCGATGCGGCCGCTGATGTTTTG